ATCGGATCGCCATTCTCATCCTTACCTGCATAGCGGGTAGATGTCTGAACGTGCCGAATAACATTGCGATACTGCTCGATCGAGGGAAACTTAATCATCATATATAATCCTTCCAATTGATATATCTTTTATAACATACCAGGAAATTAGGTACATCAAAAAGTGAAGGCTTCCAGCTCTCGGCGATATATTTTATCAGCGGTATCCTTTTGGAGAGTCTTGAGGTAAGCCTTTTCGTTGTCGATCTGCTTCTTCAGTTCTTCGATCTTATCACGAGTCAGAGACCAGATAGGCATCTGAAGAAGCTTATCGTAGTTGACAAACTCGTTGTCGATAAGCATTTGAATCAAATCGGCTTTTTTCTTGTTACGGAACTCATCTGAGTTCTCGAGGTAGAAGAGGACGAATCTAAGACGCTCTGAGAGGGTTTCGATCAGAGCCTGTGTATCCACCATCAGCTTCTGGCGACGCTTCTCATAACACTCCAGACGCCAACCAGTAAACCGTGAGATGACATCCTCGACACTCGTGTACTTTTCAAGGGTTCCCTTCTCATTCCAGAGAGTGTAGTTCTCGGTGTCACGGGAAATCAGCTTGAACTTCTCATAAAGCTTTTCAAGCGGCAGAGCAGTTGTTGTCCGAGGACATGTTACGACGAAATCAAAGCCTTCTTCAGTCGAACGATCTTCAAAGTCTTTAATAAAGCCATCATCTTCCAATTTGGTGAGATGATCCTTGTATTGATCCAAGTACACACCCACGGGAAGTTCGGTGATATGAACTGTAGTAGTATTCACAACCTCGAGGCGCCCACGAATGGTAACCTGACCAGAGATCTTATCACGTGTAATCGTTCCAGTGAAGCCATTGTACCATGGATCAAGACTGAATGCAGCAAGAGTCTTCTTATCCAAGACATTCAGGATGCTATTCTTGATGTCGTTAGGATTGTAACACATGATGTAGGAAGCATAACCCGTGCCGGTACCCTGAGCACCATTCACAAGAATCAGAGGAAGAATCGGCATGTAGTTCTTCGGCTCAATCTTCTGGCCGTCGACAATGTTATGCTCGAGGATGCATTCATCTTCCTTCTTAAAGAGCTTACGGTAATTAGCCGAGAGCTGAGTAAAGATGTATCGCGATGCTGCAGCTTCCTTTGTAAGCCGAGAGCCGAACTGACCGCTAGGGACAAACAGATTCATATTGTTTGTCCCGGTATAATTTGCAGCCATATTCACGATGGTGGATTCCATCGAAGCAGTACCGTGGTGGTAATCGGTTTCAGCGGCGATCGATGCGGCCAGTCGTTCTACTTGAATCTCTGATGCACTCTCACCGCGCAATGAAGCACCATACAAGGCCTTTCGTTGTGACGGCTTCATGCCATCCAAGAGCGATGGAATGGATCGAACGTTATCATAGAGTGAGAATTCCTTAAAAGCGGAATTCATAAAGTGCTTGGCTTTAATTGAACGGATCATGATAACCTCAGTTAATAAAATCTTCAAAGTTCAGCGCCGGCGTTTGAAGCCATTGCTTGCGATCATTGGCACGTTCATGGTTGAATGCCAGGTCAATAGCATCTTTATCATCTTTGTCATTTAAAGTAAACCTAAAAATGTACTGATCAAGCTTTTCAAAGTAATGTCGGAATTCCGCTGCCGAGGAAGTACCCAAGCCCTTATAGTACTTAAAGGTCCATCCCTTCAGTTTAGAGCCCTCAGAAGCTTCCCAATCCTTGAACTCACGCTCAGTAAAAAATTCAATGGCTTGTTTATTCTTGAGAGTGACCTTCAACAGAGGTGTGCGGAACACATGGATCACACCCAGCTCAAAAAGTTCAGGCCAGAAGTGCTCAAACAAATTCAAAAGCAAACCACTGATGTGAGCACCATCAACATCGGCGTCAGTAGTAAAGGCGATCTTACCGAAGCGAAGTTCGGCGATACTGGTAACCTTTTCACCAAGGTTCAGACCGATGATAGTCAGGATCTTCTTAATCTCTTCGTTCTCTAGAACCTTCTTATAAGAAGCCATATCACGGACATTCAGCGGCTTACCCTTCAGAGGGAAGCTTCCGATGTAGGGATTCTTACCACGGCCAGCCTGAACCGACTTACCGGCAGAGTCACCTTCAGTCAGGAAGAGGATGCACTTATCTCGTTCCTTACGCTCAAGGGCATCACTGAATTTAGGAACACGACGAGGATCAGCCTTATTGGCTTCCTTATTCAGCTTACGAAGTTCCTTCATCTGTTCCTGAAGTTCCTTGGCCTTAGCCCAGTCAAGAACGGATTGAATGATAGACGACTTTACGATCTTGCTTATCATCTTATCAGGAAGTGACCAGGACGTCTTATAGTCCTTCACCTCGGTGATAAGATCTTCCTTCGTCTGTGAGGAGTAACGAGGGTTGACAATTTGAGCGTCAATGAACAGCTTAAAATGTTGTTTCAGATCGGATGGCTTAATGTCAACCTTGTGCTTCTTTTTAATGAAGGTTCGGACCGAATCACAGATCTGATTGGCGATATAGTTAATATGAGTGCCACCGGTCTTCGTATGAGTACCGTTCACAAATGAAACATGTTGGAAGCCTTCATCACTCTCGGCGATGCCAATCTTCCAGTGTGGATTCTCATCGTAGACATATTCAAAATCATCAGGGCCAAACATCTCAATATAGTCTTTAAATGACTTTATCTGGATGCGAGTACCGTTGATATAAACCTTCAGCTGAGGATTTACTGCGGCGACCTGATAGACCCGAGCAACAAGCATTGCATAGTTGTCAGCGTCGAGGGAATCCATCCCGAGCTTTGCAAAATCGGGCTTATAAGTGATCCGGGTATAACCCTTGGCACCTTCTGCAGGAACTACCTTAGGTTCTCGCCGATCCTGGGAGTGGTCCTTGAAGACCATCTTAAACTTATTATGGCCGTCACATGTTTCGATAACAAACTCGTGAGAGAAGATGTTCGTAAGAGCAGCACCTTCGCCGTTCTGTCCGGTCACCATGGTTTCATCGGAATCATCGAAGTTGGATCCGGCACGAAGCTCAAAGATCATCTCTGGAATCCACTGATCGTATTCCGAGTGCTTGATGACAGGGATGCCGCCGTTATCGTAGATAGAGATCGAACCGGTAGCCTCGTCGATCTCGACCTTGATAGTATCAAGGTGCTTACCCTCTTCACGCTTTGAGTGGTCAGCAGAGTTCGAAACTACCTCATCAAACAGCTTCAGGAAGCCAGGATTGTATGTGACCTCTCGCGGAACCATCTTCATCGCTGAGTTAAGAGCGAGTGCAGGAACATACTCAGTTGAGGTATGAGGTGTGATCGAGCCGATGTAGCGACCCGGCCGCAGAAGGACGTGCTCAACTTCTGACAGCTTACGATATTTCAATTCAACATTCTTAGACATAATACCTCTCACATTCTGGGTGATATATGTATATCACTTTTCTTGCGACTGAGTGAACCGTTTGTAGAGACCGTATTCGCGGCCGAAAGCTTCGATTTCCCACGGGCAATCCCAGTACTCATGTTGACCTTCCGGAGGAGACCAACGGCGGTTCTTCCAAATAAGATCGGCTTCACCGTTCCGCATCTTTTCCCGGAGTTCGCCGGTGGCATATTGCTTTACGTGAACCATCTCGTGGGCCAGAGTTTGCAGCAGCGGTGTGCCATCAAAATCCTTGTATAGCTCGATGACATAGTGATCTTCTTCCATCGCCAACGTCCACCCGGCCGAGCCGTCCTCGTCTGAATCGTTCAGCACGATCTCGATCGAGAGGTTCTTCTTTAGGGAGTCCCATTGGGTACCTGGCAGAAGGATGTCAAGATAGAAAGGCACCGCAGCCCCTATGTCGGAGCGCAGTGCCTTTGAAGCGTTTCCAAGAATTGTGATATCACCAACCATGAATTAAATATACCATGGCCAGGAAATTATGTAAACCGTTAAGTTGCGGTAGTCAAATTTATAATGTCGCGATACATGATAGGATGACAGAAGATAACCCCGTTTATCTTATCAATTAGGACATTTCGAGACGGCCGTAAAAATACACCATGACCCTTAATTCCGCGCTGCTTCCACCGTCTTAACGCTCGTGATGGCGATCTGCTATATGAAAAATCTTCACACGCTTCTGTCATTAATGAGTTTGTGAAAACTTTAAGTCCCAACGGCCACGGGTTCCCAATCAAGCCACTCACATGATTACCCTTTAAGTTGCGATGGTCAGACCTGAGGTCTGCTGCATGTAGTGTTCACCGACTGCCTTGGTCGTAAGAGAGATGCCGATCACGGCACTCATAGGAATCTCCAGAGCCTCATCTGGCTCACCCGTCAGCATGAAGGGCATGAGTCCAAAGCCCTGCTGAGCCATCATCACAACCTGAGGCTTGATTACCTTCAGATGGGTATCCGTATGCGACTCCAAGCGGCATACGATTTCATCCCCACCCAGAAGCTTCAGAGTGACGATACGAAGACCTTCCTTCGTTTTCCAATTTTGCTTAAGTCCAATCATAGATAAAATCCTTCATAATCGAATCGGTCATTGGGATAAATGACGATCCTTGGTTTGTTTTTCTTTTTTGCGTAATCGTACGTGTACCATGTTCCACCGTTTGGCTGCCATTCAGTTTGATATGGCAGAACAAGTAGGCATTGAGTCTCGTCAACGATGTTCCGATTTCTTGCGAAATACGATAGAGGTTCACGATGTTCGTCTGAGTCAAAGAAGGCCCTGAGGTCATTCTTTTCAGGAGGATGACAGACGATCTTGTAACCAAAGTGGCGCGCTACTTCAGCGGCAGTAACGTCTGCTCCTACACAATCACCATGGTGAAACTCCATATTAATCCTTCCATGACCGATAGCAGGAAGAAGACGATACAGAGTATCTATCTGATACTGATTGATATCAGATCGAGTTCCAGTGACACCGACTTTCATTGTTCGTTCACGTAGATAATTTCGTCAAAGCCTTCAGACAGAAGAGGAACTTCATAGTTATCCTGCATGCTGCGAAGAACGTGAGCCGGAATCGTCTTACCTTCCCTCGAGTTGAGGCGCCGGTGCCACTCGGTCTCATCCGGCTGAGGGAGGACAATAGCCTTGAACTGATAGCCATACGGCTTCAGAAAATCAATGAACTTCTTACGTGACGACGAATTCAGGTTCGTGCGATCAACATAGATCGTATCGCCAGTTTTAGCTGCAGCTTTCAAATCACGCCACATCTGCTTTTCAGCGAAACGAATGACGTCGCTGAAGATCTCATTATATGATAGACCGAAAAGGTTACCAATCTCTTCGATGATCGAATCTGTCGAGGCAACCCACTGATCATCATAATCTGGCATTTGCGCCTCTACCCAGGTAGACTTTCCAGATGCCGGAACGCCGACGAGGATGTAGCATGTTTTGTTCTTCATCATATATTCCTTATACACTCAAGTGAGAAATAAGTAAACTAGATTCTATCGAACATCACCGTGTTCCAGGATCCAGGGACTTCTTCAAATGTGTAGGACGATGAGGATGAACCAATCTCACATTGGACAACGGTGACAATGCGCTCCAGACCGATGGAATGCAGTGCCTTTTCGCGCTCACCATCGTATCCGTTTTTGTTCATAAAGCGAACCTTATCGCCTTTGCCAGCAAAGGTCTTCTTACACCAATCTAGATCCATCGCAGGTGACCAGATCACATAGTTACCGCAATCACTCAGTTGGGACTGCATATAGCCAGATGTATAACCATGCTCTTCAAGCTTCTTGAAGCCCATCATCACCACCGAGCGTTCTGGCTTATCCGTATCGGTCATTAGATCGTCTCCATCTGCAGCCGCTGCTTCATGGCAGTAGCGTATTCTGTCTGAATCGCAAAGAACTCTTCAGTCTCACCATTGACCATAAACTCAATGGCCATGTCACGAAGACTCTCGGCCTCTTGAAGTTTTACGAAATGAATTTGCATGTTGTTATCAATCATCTGAGTAGATCCATTCGCCGTTTTCATCGGTATATCCGTACTTCTCGAGGAGTTGAGCAGCTTCCTCTGGATTATCTCCTTCGATCAATCCATAGATCGCATAAGCGAGTTGAGCCGCTTCTCCAGCTTTAGCTAGAGCCTTTTCAAGGATGATATTGAAAGCACTATCAGTCATCTTCTTCCTCCAATTCTTTATAACCAACCACATCGCATAGCTGCGCAATGAACACATATGCGTTCTCAATCACACGATCAGATTGATAGACACATTCATCGCTCCAGATGTTCTGCTCTTCAATAAAGTGAGTGACAATCTGATAGAGCTTATCACACTTTTGTAGGTAGTCGCTCATTATAATTTCTCTTTCAACAGATCATTCCAATATTCGTCAAAAACAATTTGCGCTGCTTCTTGAAGATACTCAAAAGGACAAACTGCTGCACAGCGACCAATACAGATGTTTTCTCTGCATGTAGAAGTATTGTCCTTATAACAAAGCTCAGCAGCTAAATTGCCTATTCTATCGAGTCTAACCATTAAAAGTCACTCCAGGGAACCAAGCATCACGAATCGCTTCGTACTTTACAGTCTTGGACAGGTTGTTACGGATTGTGTTATACACTTCCTTCAAAACACATTTACCAATATCATCGTTTTGATCAAACAACTTAAAGATAACGGATTTTACATATCCATCAATTTTAGTTGCTTCACCAAGAGC